CTTCCATCTGTAGCAATAGCTGATAAATTTGCAAAGTTTGTAGATGTTCCCATTAAATAATATTGAGGAGCATCCACTCCGTTGCTTGCTATAATATAATTTCCAAATTGTGTGAATGTAAAAAAATCTGTACTAGTTCCAGTTAAAGAACTTTTTCTTGAAGTAAATGTTCCACCGTCTAATTGATAAATATTAGTGTTAGTTGCAACAAAATTATAAACAGTATTAGCATTATCTCTGAATGACCCAGCTCCCCTAGCATCCGCTGCCATTGCATTAGAACTGTAAGAGACCAAACTTTTAAATGGTTTATAACCTTGCAAAGCATAATAAACATTCTTAGCAACGTTTGCTCCTGGATTCAAGTGTTCAGGTTGATCTGGTAACCATTCACCAAAAGGTAATTGCATATTAATTATTCACTTACTGTTGTAACAAATCTTCTATTAAATGGAGATGATACGGTTACATCAGATCTAATTTGTAATGGAGATCCTGAAAACTGATCTTCTCTATCATTTAATTCAGCTCTTTCTAAAGCGGCTTGATACATTTGCGACCATTGTTGAGATTGATTAGGGTCAATACCACCAAGAAAATTACTTGCATGAAATAAACTTCCATACAAATAAATAGATGGATGATCTGTTAAAATATAATTTGAAGTATTAGTTGCTGATAAAGCATCAAACTTTTTATAAAAATTTAATATACCAGAATATGAATCTGCTGGTCTTGGTGCAAACCTAAATGTTGATCCTAGTATAGTATATGCTACCGGAAGCCCTGACATAGATGTTCCTTTTATAGAATCCATTTGAGCTGGACTCAGATAATTCATTGCATACTTATCGTTGTTACTTAATATGTAAAAATCTCTTACTTGTAAAAATCCTGTTGGTGTGTTTTCTGTTTCTGAATCAATTGTAATTGTTGTTTGACTATGCATCTGACGTATTCTTAATTTAGAATTAAAGTCAGCTTCGGCAAGAACAATAAAATCCTCAGCTATTTCTGAAGTTAAATCTGATCTGTTTAACCAATTAGCAATTGTTGATTTTAATTCTGTGTATGTTGAGAGTGCCATTATAATCTACCTGGTGCTGTTCTAAAAAGTAAAAATTCAGAACTGTTTAATTTTTTTTTCATTATTTTATTTTGAACATCTTTTGGCAATGCAAACCAATTATTACTTCCATTGTATTCTTTTGCCCAAATTTCTAAAACAAGTGTTGGAACTGAAGCAATTCTTTTTAAATCTCTTGATTTAGAATAACCAGAGTTATGAGTATATAATTTTTTATTATGCTCTACTATTGGTTTATAATCTAAATTTTTTTCAATAACTATTCCCTTATCATCTGAGTGATAGGTAGTAGTTACTAATCCTTCCTTCTCAACTATCTTATTCATAGTCTAACTTGTTTAAATATTATTTAAACTATTTAGACATTTGACTAACAGAAGCAGTTCCATCAGTAGCACTTCTTATGAAAGAAATTTTCTGACCTGGATTTACTCTGATAATCTCAATTACGTTAGCTGGCAAATATGTATCACTAGATGTTGCAACTGGTGTACCTGCTATTTTATAAAAACAAGCTGTTGTAGCTGATAATCTTATATGGTTTATTCCTGCACCAAATGCAGCGCTAGCAGCGGCGGTTGCTGTATATGCTACGTTTTCATTTGATACTACTGCAAAAGCTGGATCTGTGCTATTACCTGACATTATTCGTTCTCCTCATCTTCATCATTAATATTTGTGTCATCATCGTCATCGTCTTGACAATTTTCACACTCCTTGTTTGATTGTTCGTATCTTAAATCTTCTAAGAGATCAATGATACTATCAATTTTATCATCTAAACTTAATTGTTTTCTTTTTTTAACCATTTGTTTCTCCGTAGTTAAATGGGGATATTGCTACCCCCACTATAATTATCTTCTAATTACTAATGTAACAGTAATTGGTTGAGTTGTGCTAGATCCACCATCAGAAGTAATAGTGATATAATCACCTTCTTTGACAGAGTTTAAAGCTGTTGGTGTAGCTGTATCAATATCTCCTGCAGCTGAACTTGTATAAGCAACTGTAAATCCACCACCTGTAACAGTAGTTCCATTTATTTTTGTTATCACAGCAGAATCTGCAGTAGTTATTGCACCACCTAATACAGAAATAATTTTAATAATATTTCCATCATCAGGTACTGCAACGTTAACAGAACTAGCAGCTGAAACGTCTGTTAGTTGTACTGTTAAAAAGTAGTCATTTAGTGTTCGCATTTTTTTTCCTATGTTTGCTTCGTTCCGCCTTTAAGACTTCAAAGACCAAACAAAATTGTTTGTTCATGGGGGAGACTATTCCCCCCCATAAGTATTATATTATGATGTTGTTAAGTCTGCAACAATTCCTGAACCAGCTTCGTTTCTTGATTCAAGAGTATATTCAGCAACTAAGAATTGCTTCATAGCATCACCAGTTTTTGCAAGATCTTCTAAAGAGAAATCTCTTAGGTAAGATACAGCAAAAAGATCTGGAGTGATAATTAAAGCATCTCTAGTTCTTTGAAATCTGTTTGGTGTTACTTGTAAAGCACCAAAATCAGATTCATAAACATCAACTGCAGCAACTAATCTTTTATTTTCAGCTGGGTCAAATCTTGTAGATCCACCTGTAAATCCAGAAAGTTTCTGTTTGTTGAAAGAACCAACCATAACCATTGAAGGGTCGCCACCATTATCCCACACTTGTTTGATAACAGATTTTAGTTGATCCTCTGTGAAAGCTCTTTGAGTTCCATCAGTTCTAGTAGCTGTACCAGAAGTTGAAGGAGCAGTTCCTGAAGTGCTTTCGTTTGTTTTTAACCAAGAAACAATCCCAGCTAAAGTTCTAGCTGTTGATGTATTTCCAGCTGCTACAGTTGTATTAGCTAGAAGTGATGTTTCCATATCTCTCTTAAGCTCTTTTGATGCTTTAGAGATTTGGTATGCAAGCTCAGAATTTCTTCCGGCTTTATTAACTGCTTCTAATGTTCCAGAAATAACAACTGATTTAGTTGAAATTTGAGTAACGTTAGATTTTCTTGTAGTCGCAGTAGGAGTAGAAAATGTTACTTCATTTCCTTCTACTTGTGCGTTTGATCCACTAGCTGCTGCTAATGAGTCTAATTGCCATTCATGAGTTACAGCAGTCGCTTTACTTTGCGGTATGCTAGACATGAAAGGAGTGTCTGTAGGCGATATGTTATAGATAATATCTGAAAGATCTTCTCTAAGTCCAATCGCATCGTACTTTGTAAATGTGCCTGATACTATAGCCATTTTTTTTCCTTTTATTTTTTGTTAGTTATAATGTCATAAAAGATACTTGCGGCATCTTTGACATTGCCTGTCTTTTTGAGACGACCTAACTTTTCCTTACGTCTTTGGAAGTTCATATCATTACTGTCTTTTTTCACACCTGAAGATAAAAACTTACCTGGCTTAGATGCTTGCGCAGCCGAAACAGGTTTGACATTCTTAACATTACGATACTTTAAAGCATCATTAACTAACATAACAATTCTATGGTCATAGATTTGTCCAATCTCAGCATCTTTAAATCCATAAGAATTTAAAAAATTTCTTAAATTGTTTTTAGTTGTACTAGCTTTTTGAGCATCATTAAATTCTGGCATTTTTTCTGCCAAGATTCTTTGCTGCTCTTGTACATAACTGCTTAGTTGTCTTTGTTGTTCTTGTTGTAGCTTATTAGCAGCTTCCATCATCTTCTCTTTTTTAAGGCGAATTTGACGTTCTACTTTTGTAGCTTCAACAGGATCTTCTTCATACAATTTATTCAGATCAACATTGTTGATTTCTGAATTTAATTGCTGTTGTGTAAAAGCAAGTATTTGATTTAATTCCGTAATACGTTTGGAATAGTCTTGCCTTTGTTGCTCCGTTTCAGACTGGAATTGCTTTTTTTCAAAAGATAATTCTTCTGTCTTTCTACGGTAGTCAGCATCTCTGGAATAACCTTTTTTTAATTCATCTAAGGTAACCTTTAATTCTTGACCTGCTACTTTTACAGTAAAGGTGGAATCAGGTTCTTTCTGAATATCTTCTGTTTGTTCTTGAGATACGTCAGTTTCAGAAACATCACTAGTCTCTTGTTCTGTTTCTGTTTGCGTTTCATCTGTAACCTCAGGTTGATCTGATTCAGATTCCTGGTTTATTGGTTCTTCAGAAACGACTTGTTCTTGTTTTTGAACTGGAGCTTCTTGCTCAAATTCATTTCTAGCTTCTGGTTTTACAACCTCAGCTTTTTTTTCGTTAATCTTTCCAGTTTGCGGATTAAGCAATCCTGTAATTGATTTCGCAGCTATCTGCAAATCAGACGCAGCTCCCTTAACAGGGTTGGCTTTTAACTCTGACATATTGTCTCCTTTTAGTTGAAGTTCCGCTATAAAGCGGTTGACCTATCCTAATTTTTATTATTAGAATTCTTTTTTCTCTATGGATGCTCTGAAATCTTCTAATTGTTTTTTAGCAAGTTTTCCAGTTTCCATAATATCAAT